CTGTTACGAAGTAACCCAAGGCAAGATACTTGTTATTGTACCGACCACCTCTCTGGTCGAACAGATGTACAAAGACTTCGAAGACTACGGGTATGACGTGGATGAGTTCTGTCACCGCATCTACTCGGGCAAAGAAAAAGTCACAGACAAGCGTGTCATAATTTCTACGTGGCAATCAATCTACAAATTCGGTAAAGAGTGGTTCGAACAATTCGATACCGTCTTTGGTGATGAAGTACATCTTTTCAAAGCAAAGTCTCTCACTACCATGATGGACAAGTGCATTAATGCCAAATACAGATTTGGTCTTACAGGTACCCTTGACGGTACCGAAACAAACAAACTAGTCTTAGAAGGACTATTTGGTCCAACATTCACTGTTACCCGTACAGTTGAACTGCAAAAGTCAAAAGAACTGGCAGAGTTGGATATTTCAATTCTTCTGTTACGATACCACAACGATATCTGTAATATGATGAAAGACAAAAAGTATCAAGACGAACTTGATTATATTGTCACATACGAACCACGTAATCGATTTATCAGTAAGATTGCGCTGGATCAACGGGGCAACACTCTAGTAATGTTTCAGTTTGTAGAGAAACATGGTAAAGTGTTGTACGATATGATTAGAGGCTTAACACCAGAAGGACGTAAAGTATTTTACGTGTCTGGAGAAGTAGCCGCTTCTGATCGAGAACAGATACGAGGAATCGTAGAAAAAGAAAATGACGCTATTATTGTTGCTTCTCTTGGCACTTTCAGCACTGGCATCAACATCCGCAACCTGCATAATATTATATTTGCGACTCCGTCGAAATCACAGGTTAAAGTTCTCCAATCGATTGGTCGTGGCTTGCGCCAGTCTGACGATGGTCGGACTACTAAGCTTATTGATATCGCTGATGATCTCCATGTCAAGTCTCATAAAAATTTTACTCTGAAACATAGTGCTGAAAGGATTAAGATATATACTAAAGAAGGGTTCAAATATAAGATTTACCCTATCGACCTAAAACCAATAAGGACAACCGATGACTCAGTCGATTTATTCAGTTAAGCATTTGAAATTGATAACAGGTGAAGAGATCATATGCAATCTTTTAGAAGAATCTCCTGATAATCTTGTTGTCAATAACGCACTAAGTCTCACAGAAAAGTCATTAGAGAATGGTTCAAAGTTTTACGCGTTTAAAACATATATGGTATATCAAGACACTCCTACAAATGTGATTATGATATTCACCGACAAAATTGTTTCTCTTGCGTTGCCAACAAAAGAGATGTTGACTCAGTATGGGAATGCAATTAAAGAGATGGAAACGTTTATGTCGAATTCAGAACTTGAAGGAGACTATGACGAAGACAATATGTCCTTAGAAGACTTCATTGAAGAGATGGAATCTGCTTCACAATCATCGTTGAACATTGAAGAGATTGATTCTGATACAAATGGAATGATCATGAATTGAGTATATACTATCCTCCCCTTTTGTTAAAAGAGATTATACACTAGTTTTTGCATCCTGTCAACCCCATTGACAACTAGTGTGAAATTTGATATAATTTGATTAAATTTTAAGTGGTATAGATTATGAAACCTAAAGAAAAACCTCATTACGTAAGCAATAAAGACTTTTCTAATGCAGTCGTTGAGTATTGTACAGAAGTTCAGAAAGCAAAATCTGGTGGGGATCCTATGCCCATTGTCCCGGACTATATTGCAACATGCTTTTTAAAGATCGCAGAAGGGTTGTCACACAAAGCAAATTTTGTAAGATATACCTATCGTGAAGAAATGGTAATGGACGCAGTGGAGAATTGTCTCAAGGCAGTTGAAAACTATAATATAGAAGCTGCAACCCGTTCGGGTAAACCAAATGCGTTTGCATACTTCACACAGATATCATGGTACGCGTTTCTCCGTCGTATTCAAAAAGAGAAGAAGCAACAAGACATCAAGATGAAATTTATCTCCGAAGCTGACGTGAGTGAATTCTTAGATGACGACGAAGCAGGTTCTTTTTATAATCACACATCACCATTCGTTGATACTCTTCGTATGCGCATCGATGCAGTAAAGTCTGCAGATGACGAATTTAAAGAATACTCAAAAGAAGAGAAGAAGCGAAAACGCCGCGCTGTAAATGTTGACTCAGACTTATCTGATTGGATTGAAGATTAAACTTGACATACCTTTTGGTTTGTAGTATAATAGTCGTCATATAAATTGAGTTGAGTCAGTTATGTCAGTTATGGAATATTCCCACAAGTCCTTGGACAAACCGTACATACAATTAATCTGTCACCCATACGAACACGAAACCTCTGTGAACACTCGTATTTGTATTGATGTTATGCAGAAAGATCTGAGTCGAGACGATATGCTCGAAGTTGTAGAGGTCTTTATGAAATCAATGGGATATCACTTTAGTGAGAACGAATACCTTACTACTGAGGTGTTTGATTAATGAAGATTGCTATCCTAAACGACACTCATTGCGGGTGTCGTAATTCTTCTGACATTTTTATGGATTATCAAGAACGATTCTATGGTGAAGTGTTCTTTCCATATTTGTTAGAAAACGACATCACACAGATCTTGCACCTTGGCGACTATTACGACAATCGTAAGACGGTCAACCTCAAGGCGCTTAGTCATAACCGCAGAATTTTCTTAGACAAGTTGCGAGAGTATAATATCCATATGGACATTATCCCAGGCAACCACGATGTCTACTACAAAAACACCAACGGTCTGAACTCACTTAAAGAGTTGATGGGTCACTATATGAACGAGGTTGACATCTTGATGGACCCTATCGTTCGTGAGTACGATGGTGTCAAGTTCGGACTTGTCCCTTGGATCTGCCCAGAGAATGAAAAAGAAGTGACTACGTTTTTGAACAACTGTGGCGCCGATGTCATTGGTGGTCATTTTGAATTGGCTGGATTCGAGATGGACAAAGGAATCGTATGTAAAGATGGCATGGATCCCAAACCTTTAGAGAAGTTCGAGACTGTTCTGTCTGGACACTTTCACACTAAGTCAAGTCAAAAAAACATTCATTACTTGGGCGCACAGATGGAGTTCTTCTGGAACGACGCACATGATCCCAAGTACTTCCACATCTACGACACAGAGACTCGCGAGATATCACCTGTTCAAAACAATGTGACGATGTTTCACAAGATTTATTATGATGAAGACACTGTAAAGTATTTCGAAGATCTTTCATATCTTGATGGTAAGTTCGTCAAGTTGATTGTCGCTAATCGTTCTGACATGCAAAAGTTCGAACGGTACGTTGATCGACTTCAACAACAGAAGATCCATGAACTGAAGATCGCAGAAGACTTTAAAGAATTTCGTGGTGAAAATGTCTCAAATGAAGACTTAAGGGTTGACGACACTGAAACTTTAATCTATAATTACATTCAAGAGGTCGAAACGGATCTGGATAAAGATAGAATTAAAAATGTTGTATCTGAACTAATGGTAGAGGCGCAAGCCGTAGAGATAGCATGATAAAATTTGAAACGTTACGTTGGAAGAATTTTCTTTCGACGGGTGACTATTATAATGAAATAAACTTCTTGGACAGATCCACTAACCTTATCGTTGGTGAGAACGGCGCTGGTAAGTCTACAATGTTGGACGCACTATCGTTTGCATTGTTTGGCAAAGCGCACCGTAAGATCACTAAGAACCAACTAGTGAACACTATCAATAATAAAGGGTGTATCACTGAAGTAACCTTTACTGTTAACGGCATACAGTATCGCGTAGTGCGGGGCATCAAACCCGCTAAGTTTGAAATCTGGAAAGATGGCACTATGGTCAACCAGAGTTCACACGCACGAGAATATCAAGAGATTCTTGAGAAGAACGTCTTACAGATGTCTCACAAGAGTTTTCACCAAATTGTTGTTCTCGGCTCGTCGTCTTTTGTTCCGTTCATGCAACTCAACTCAACCTCTCGGCGTGACGTAATCGAAGACCTTCTTGATATTAACATATTTTCTAAAATGAATGTGATACTCAAGGAGAAGACCTCTCTCCTCAAAGGCGAGCTAGAGAACAACAACCATTCTATTGAGATGGTAAAGACTAGAATAAACTCACAAAAGAAGTATATTCGTGATCTAACTGCTATCAATACG